ACGTTCCTCTTTCGCTTCAACCGATATACCAATTTCTCCTACACTCAAACCATCATAATGCATTGTGTTTTCACTCACATACAAAACGTAACCATATGGAATTTTTAGTGCTACCATTTGAATTAAACCATTAATTTTCACAGATTGACGCCCAACTACCATGATAAATTTAGTTTTTTTTGTTGCAGCAAAGGAATAGTGTGGAAATGGATGTGTTTCCATGAATTGTCCTGGACCACGAGGGGTGGTTTTTGATTTTTTTTGGAAAACTACATTTTTTAAATAATTTGGTTTGAATGTGTAAGAAAGAAAATGGATCTTATCCCCCAAAGCTTTTGACAATGAAGACACCGGTAAGGGTTTTCCAAAGGGTACCAGGCGACACCCAATTTCTTTCAATAAACCCATGTATTCCACAGCATTGATCACCGGAATTTTTAATATTTTACGGTCTACCGTTACAATAGTTGAGCCCCACCTCGATGATTGAAATACATTAGCACCATTTAATGTTTGCATTTCGGAATTGAACCACGAGGGTCGTGTCCATGTCAATCCACTAATTCTTTTTTTACTATGAAGAGAGTGCCATTTGGTTTGCACCGACAAATGTGGTATAGAAACAAGTTTATATTTTTGAGGATGCATAGGAATAAACTGTTTAGTTTTGGATTTTATTGATACTAGTTGTAAGCTATTAAATTTATCCATTACCTTTATTGTATAATTTTGTCTTGATTTGAATTTTAATGTTCCAAAATAAGTTGTAGGCCCCACCATAAGGTTTCGTCTGTTCACATAACCACTAAAAATATCTATAAAGTCTTGAATGCTACCAATATTGGATTTGGCAACAAATTTCCAATTTATTTTAGATCCACGTAACAAAAATGGTTCACTTTTTTTTTTTAAAGTTGTTCCCCCGCCTACCATAATTTCGAATTGTTTTTCCAATTTTATATTGTTTGAACAATTATAGCAATTTATATTTCCATTCTCATCTTTGTCTTTAGACGCACTCCCTATTAAAAAATTTACATAATTTTGTATTATCGACTTTCCTGATTTTCCAGTAATAGAAACTCTTCTTCTTGAAATAGGATTAACTATTGTATTATACATTTATAATATATAAAGAAAAAATATCCCTAACCAAATCTTTTATATTGTCTAAAATGATCCAAAACAATTATAGATGATAATTTTTATAAAAAGATATAATCTATAATTAACTTTATTTTTATTATGACCCAAATACTAATTCTTCTAAATGCTTGTATGCAAAAAAAGGACCGATAGTAATTGATTTTGTAAAACCATTAAATAAAGCAGGGGATTTTTTTTCAAATACAGCATGTCCTATAAATTGCAGTATCCAACCTAATACAAAAACATTTATAGCAAGGTTTCTACTTTCTTTATATTTTTTTGTTATATATACATCATGTGAATTTTTAAGTAATATATAATAAAATAATCCTATTCTTAAAAATCTAGCTTTATCAATTTTAAAATATTTATATAAATAATATCCATAAAGTAAAGTAGATACTTTTCCAAAACATGTTTTAAATCTATGTGTATATAAAAATACTGCCCATACAATACTCGGGATTCCTAAAATATGAATTATTTTATTATAATAATTCATATGGTATTTATTATAAAATTCTAGTTCATTCATATTTATTATTTTATGATAATTTTTAAGTAATTAAATAACAATATTTAAATAATTTTTATATATATAAAGTTAAAAAAATTATAATAAATAATATGATTACAGATAATAAAAAACCTTTTTTTGTATATTGCAATATATTTGCGGTAATTGGGCATCTAGTAAGTTCAATATTTATGATTATTTTACTTGTAATAAATGGTTCAGTAGAATATCCTTTGACACAAAATTATTTAAAATGGGATTTCCAGTTTAATTCAACTGATTCTTGTTCTCTTGGAAGTAGAGAATTTGATACGGAAACTGGTAGATTTTGTATAATGCCATCCACGCAAGCAATTTGTTATGATAATGAAAATTGTTATTTTTTAGATTTAGGTATCTTAGTTATTTCTTTTCATTTACTATCATTTTTATTTCAATTTTTCGCGGCTTTAACTGATTGTTTTCCAATTTGTTGTTATAAATATACAGAAATGATTCAAAATAATAAAAATCCTTTAAGATTTATCGAATATAGTATAAGTGCATCAATTATGCTAATATGTATCGCACTTATAAATGGAGTTTCCGATATTAATTTATTAATAAGTATAGGAGTATTAACAAGTATGTGTCAATTCGTTGGATTAATTGTTGAATATTTAAAAAATCCAATTTTAAAATGGATACTACATTTTACAGGTTGGATTCAATTTTTTGCTGCTTATTCTATTATATTTTTTGCTTTTTTTGCATCCGCGAGTGGTAGTGATGAGACAAAGCCGCCCAACTTTGTTTATGCTATAGTATTTATTCTTTTTATTTTATATGCATGTTTTGGATTTGTCCAAATTACAGAATTATTTTGTGAATTTAAATGTTCCGAAAAATGTAATAGTAAAGATTATAGAAAAAATAAATGTTTAATATACTGTTGTCCTCCTTTAAGAAAAAATAATAGATGTAATCCTGAATATAAAGAATTAGTTTATATTATATTATCTTTAACTGCTAAATTGATATTAGGATGGATGATATTTAGCAATGTATTAATTTAATATTAATTTAACATTGTATAAAAATGATATAATTATCCATTTATTGACTTTTCTAATTTTTCATAATATTTTAATGCTTTTTTATTTACACCAAATTTATAAAAATCTAAATTAAGTATTGATAAACCATCAATACTTTTAACTCTTGATAGACCTACATATGCTTGTGATAATTCAAATATATTTGAAAGATCAATTTCTACATAATTTAATGTCGATCCTTGTGATTTATGAATAGTGGTAGCATATGCTAATTTTAATGGAATTTGTTTAAAATGACCTACTATTTTATTATCTATTTCAATTGTCCATAATTTATATTCAATTATATCTTTGGCTCCATTTAAAAATTTAACAATAGGAAGATTTAAACTATTAAAACCTTCAATAATACCACGCGAACCATTTACAAGTTGTTGCTCTTGATTTTTATTATATAATAACATAACTTGTGCCCCTACGCATAATTGTAGATTTTCAGGAGCATTACACTGTTTTAAATATGTTGTATAATTAGTGTGACCTATATTTGCGGGAACCCATTTAATTTTAAATAATTTTTTAGAACAATTAGTCAATTTCAATAAATTGTTTAACTTTTTATTATTAATTTTACTAACATTTACATTTAACGCATATAACCTTGTAGGTATAATACCAAATTTATTTTCAAGTGATATATTTAATCGTGATCTTAATAGTCGTTTTACTTTTTTAGTTACTCTTCCGATTCGAATTGAGTTTAATACTTCTTGAAATTCCGGATTTTCTTGTCTCTTAATTTCTGTCAAATACACCACATTATTTATACATTTATTCCAAGTTTTTGATTCAAATGTGTAAGAGTGACTCTCTATATTGGGAAGTTGGAGCCAATCGCCACTTATAATAAGTTGAATTCCTCCAAATGGTTCGTCGTTTTTTCTTATAATTCTTGATATTTCTTCAAGTTTGTCAAATAATTTAGGCGAAATTAATGATATTTCATCAATTATTAATATATCAGTTGTTTTCCATCTATTGTAGATATTTATATTAGATTTAATATTTTTCACCAGCGATTTAATATGGGGTTTACCTAATCCAATTCCCGCCCATGAATGCAATGTCATTCCTGAAATTAAAACGGCTGCAACTCCAGTACTCGCAGTTATTCCAATTTTTTTATTAGGTCCATGTATAGATGAGTATTTTTGTACTATATGGTTTAGTAAATATGTCTTACCACATCCTGCCCCACGCGATGTGATAAATATATTTTTTTTTTCATCTATTAATTTAAATGCTTTTTTTTGTTCATCTGTTAGTGAATTCATAATTTAATAATCAAAAAGTAAATTTACAATCAAAAAGTATTATTATATTATCATCAAATTTAATATATTTGATGATAATATTTATTACTACAAAATTATTCAAAAATATTTGTTAATCCTCTTTATAAAAACGGATTTAAAATGATCCCATTAAAAGATGGACAAATAACATATAAATATTGGCAAGAAAGTGTTTGATTATGTATTTTTAAGAGGAAATATATATGCTTCGGGAAATTTAGAAAGTGGCGAATTTAGAGGAACTGCAAAAGCTCCTAATAATAAACAAGGTTCGGACCATTTCCCAATTACTGTTAAATTACATTTATAATCATTCTATATATTTGAATTTATATTTATATTTTTTAAAAACTGTCTAAAAGACCGTTTAAGTAATTTATCTTTTGGAAAAACAGTACGTGTTAGCCAGTTAATATAATTACTAGGTATTTCAGTTAATGGTTTATTTCTATATTTACCAAATGGCATTTTTTTATATAAAAATGTATTAGATAAATTATAAATCTCATTTATACTTGTATTACCAACCATTTGAGTGTAAATTTTTACAAGATCTAATACATCTTTACACGCTCTATGATTACCTTGACAACTAATATGTAAATATTTTCTTAAAGTATCTTGTTTGTAATTTTCTAATTTGGGATAAATTATTCTTGCAATTCTAACAGTATCAATATATTTCCAGAATTTAGGAATAGGATAATTTATTCTTTTTATTTCAGATAAAATAAAAGGTTTATCAAAGTTAATATTGTTATGACTTATTAAATATGCATATTCTCCACAAAAATCTAAAATTTTAGGAAATACTTTTTCAAAAATTGGCATGTCTATTAAATCTTTGTCAAATATATTATGTATTTGAGATATTTCTGGCTTTATTTGACATTGTGGATTAATCATTAAATGTAGAGATTTTTTAGTATCAATATTATAAAAATATGCTTCAATAATTTTATCTTTATTAAAATCGAGTCCAGTAGTTTCTAAATCATAAATAATTGTATTCATATATTATATATTATGTATGATTTTAAGATTAAACAATTTTAAACTAATGTGTACATATATATATTATAATTTTTATTAAGTTATAAATATTTTCATTGTGCAAAAACCTCCATGTGTAAAATTTATCCATTTACAATTATCCTGATCAATACAATTTGTTAAATCTAAATTTACACATGTATTAAAATTCTTTTTAATAATATCATAAAAGATTATTTCTAAAAATATAATAAAAATACAAAATATTAAAGTATTTATCACACAGCAAATAGCATGTCTTCTAGAATTA